GTCTACCGCCGCTCTGACCTAGATCAGACTGCGATCCCTGCCTATGTTCCCTTCGCCTTCCTTAAACTCTATATTAGGAGGGACGTCATTTTCCCCGATCCAATTCCTTATACGATCGCTCAAAATGTCGGCCCAAATTTTCAATTCTCCCAGTTCATGGGCGCCCCCAAGTTTATTCTTTATGACCCTGCGGACGCCCCTCCTCCAACCCAGGCTCGAGGACGTGTCATCTTTCCTGACGTTCAAACCATCCCACCCTTTGCGGATGATGTTGAACTTCAGATGGACACGATTCAAGTGCGAACGAACGTCATGAAGTGCGGACTTTGCCCTGCAAAGCCCGCTTCTACTGTCGCTTTCGTTAAGCACCTTACCTCTTCTCATCCTCGTGAGTTTAAAAATATCCCTTTTGTCTGTCCTTTCTGTCGCAAAACTGGATTTCTTGCCACCTGGTCTGACCACAACGTCGAATGTAAAATGTTCGACAAACTTGCATGTCCCACATGCGGTGTTGTTGTATCAGATGGCGAGAAACTCAGGAATCATGTAGGTAATGCCCATCCAACTCTCAAGGTGGATATACCAATGCCCCGTTCCCAGCCTTTGGGTTTTCGGAATAAGATCTCAACAATAGGAGCCCCCTCCCGTTCTTCAGATCTTTCTCTGGAAATGTTCTCTACCCCGCAAGCTTTTGTCCACATGGGTGATGCGGCTAAGAAATTCAAGGATATCCTTCCAAATGATAATCTTCAAGATACTCTTAACCACCTCACCTCTGCGGCAACAAACTCTTCAGCGAGCATTATCGATGCTCTCGCTGGAGTGAGTGTTGCCTCCGACAAAATAGCCACAGCCTCTGACGAACTCTCTGGATTGATGCCAAACATTACTGAATTCTTTGACAGCGGTACAGACACCTTTAAGAAAATGAATGAAATATTCACTTCCTTGCAGGGTGTCTTTACCGTTGCCAATAAAGATGGTACTTCTGAAAAAGAAGAATTGAAAAATCGTACTCGAATCTTTGCCTCAGCTGCTCGCGCAGTCCGGGATAAGGATTGGGAACCAATTTTCACTGAAATCTTTTTGGAAATGTTTGACAGATTCACGCTTGTTGACCCGATGCTCATGACGGTAGGTTTAAAAGCCATCCTCATGGTCATCTCGCCAACATCGCGAATGCACTCAATATTGACTTCTACTATTCTGGCTAAGTCTTCTCTTGTCGTTGAGAAGCTTATCCCAGACTCGTGGAAGGAAATATTTGGTTCTATGTTCCAGGGTTCCGAGGATGATACCATCTCCTTTGGCAAAGCAATTCTTCTTCTCTTTGCCTTTGGAGGTGTTGTCCTCTCCGGACTTCAGACCCCCACAACTTTCTTTCGAGAATTCGGAAAGAACTTTTCCTTTCTGAACCTAGCAAGATCTTCTGCTTCACTTTCTGTGCTGGTTGACTCTATCAACCAACTCAAGAAGTGGATCCAAGAAAAGTTCTTCGGGCGTTCAGTTTGGGAAGGTTATGATTGGTTACTCAAGAATCGCGAATTGATCGGTGGCTTTCAAGCCGATTACTTCGAGTATCTTGATTTTTCACTCAATAAAATTCTCAACTCCTCTCTCCTTCGCTCCCGTGCCATTACATTGGGCGAGACGGCGAAAATGATCGCATCGAACTTGGTTAAGATTAGGACTGGTTCGAATGAAATTAATGCTTTAATGAAACAAGCAGAATTCTTCATTCAACTAGCTAAACAATCTCGTCAGGTTCCATTCGGTCTTGTTCGCGCTCGCCCAGTTGTTGTCACCCTTCAAGGAGCTTCTCAATGTGGAAAGACCTTTTTAGCGACCACCGCATTACCTCATTACCTGAATGAGTTATTGCGGTGGCCTCTAGAACCAGTCTTTCTGGTTTCTTCCGCCACAGAAGATTTTATGTCTGGATACAGTCAACAGATGATCACCATGATTGATGATCTGCTGCAGATGAAGGAAGGGAAAGACTTGATAGGCTTTGTCAACATGATTGGAAATGCACCATATCGAGTTAACATGGCAGCCATCGAAGAAAAGGGAACCCAGTTCCTCTCCGAGGTTGTTATTGCAACAATGAATGCAGCACATCCAAAAGTTGACAAGTTTGTCAATCACCCTCCTGCCATCTACAACAGATTGTACGACTATTACTTTCATGTTGTCGCCAAGGAACCCTATAATATAGGGGGCCGACTTGACAAGAAGAAAGTAATCGCCGAAGGATTACGCAATCCTGATGATTATCTTGACTTTTACCGCCAAACGTATGTGAACGAAACTCGCATTCCACCAGTGCGTGACCAGTTAGCAGGTGAGAAGGTATCCTTCTTCCAGATTGTTTCGCTCGTAGCTCAAGCAGTCTTGGCGGAAGAAAACACCGCAAAGGAATTGAATGATGAAGCAGAGTCCAAGACTACTGCTTTCCCTGATTTTCCTAGTGACCTTCTCCCTGACGACTGGGACACTCATTTCCAGTCTCGTTCATCTAGTCAGAACCGAGCTCTCAGGATAAACAGGATCGTAAAGAACCTGTCTAGGCTGAGACCTGGGGTTCCGACCGTGGAACCAGCCAAGATCTATAAG